ATGTGCTATACTGGTGTTATAAATAGTAATATATTTATATGAACAAATCATTATCACATTTTAAATTGTTGACAGCGAAGGTGTATCAATCGTTGGCTTATGTGATAATGAGCCAGTTCAGTTGATACGCCTTTTTTGTTAGTAATTTTTAAATTTATGGCTCAAAAAAGAATGTTTGACAGGTCTATTATTGAAACTACTAAGTTTCTTGATATATCGTTGACAGCAAAAGCAATATATTTTCTTTTAGGAATGGAAGCCGATGATGAAGGTTTTGTTTCCGCAAAAAGAGTATTAAGATTATACGGAGGAGAAGTTGGTGATTTGAAAAATCTCATTGATGTCGGGCTGGTAATACCATTCGAAAGCGGAGTAGTTGTTATAACAGATTGGAACAAAAATAACTGGCTAGACAATCGTAGAATAAAAAATACTGAATATCAAGAAGAAAAATCAAAACTATGCTTAGATAATGGAAAATATGTCTTGCTTAGCAACCGCTTAGCAACCGCTCAGCCAGAGGAGTATAGTATAGAACAGAATAGTATAGAACAGAATAGAAGAGAGAAGAATAAAAGTCGCTTTATCATTCCCTCTCTTTCAGAAGTTTCTAATTATTGTTTAGAAAGAAATAATTCAGTTAATCCTCAAAGTTTTATTGACTTCTATGAAAGTAAAGGTTGGGTTATTGGAAAAAACAAAATGAAAAATTGGCAGGCGGCGGTTAGAACTTGGGAAAGTAGAGATAACAATAAAACAAAATTAGTTGATTTATCAAGCGATAATCCGCATTGGAAATCAAAATAATAAACTAACATAAACTTATGAAAAGTCTTTATTACAAAGGAGCGTTTAAAACAAAAATAGACGAAAAGGAAGAAGGTAGGATTTTAGACAGTTCAGGACAATTTACTTTTAGAGGTGAAATGTTAAAGAAGTCTTTATGTGAAATTTTCAATGAAGAAAAAGGGGAAGAAGAAAAGATGATTATGCACGACGGGAAACTTATGCCTCGCTCGGAGTATATGAAATTATGGAATAAAGAACAGGGAGATTTAGCAAATCAAACTCCGTCCGAAAAAGCGTTTAGAAATTATAAATGTAAATTCTGTTGGTATTATTTGCTTCAATACGGGTATTCCAGATTTTTAGGAACGGAAGACTGGAAACACGAAAGTCCGCACGACACTTTCAAAAGATTTGATGATTTAATTTGGAAAGAAGAACCTGAAATAATGAGCCGATTAACCGAAGAAATGGAAAAGTATTTTACTGATAATCCAAAAGAGGCGTGGGTTGATAAGCAATTCTTTTTGAAATTTCTGCCAAAGACTTCCTTTGATCCGATTATCCAAAGTATGCCAGTTTAATCAATTTAATTTAAAGAAATGGGACAACAATTAAATCTTAAATTTTATACCTGTATATTTGATAATTTTGAAATTCCTGAAAATGATGATTGGATTTTTGAAATGAAAAGAGAACAAGATAAAAAGTTTAGAGAAGATATAAAATGGATTTCTGATTTAATTGATAAATATTCTAACGAATAAATCATTAGCGTAAATAATCAATTTAATTTAAAACGATGAAAGCAGGAAAATATATAAATAAATTTCAATGCTCAATCTGCGGAAGCAGGAACACCGAACATACAGGAGATAATAAAAGGTTTGTTCGTTTTTGCCTTGATTGCGGAGGAATAGAAATTAAAGGAGCAACAATTAAAGGTGAAACTGTCAAGCAATTTAAAAAAAGGGCGATTATGAGTTAAAGACACTCGGAATTTAAATAACTAATATAAGATTATGATAGAGATATTGCTTGTTTTGATTTTACTTGCTATTACTCACACTTTTACATTAGCGTTTTACGCTTTTGTTATCTTTTGTGTGATTGTTTGGATTATCAAAATACTATGCTGGATAGTTAATTTTATTTTTGATTTAATACCCGATTAGCTTCCTTCCAGATGTCTGTTAGTTGGGATTTGGTTTTAAGTTGAGATATATTGTTTAGTTGATTTTTTGCTTCTGCATAATTTTGATTTTCAAGATTTTTTATGAATTTATTAACAGCTATTTCATCAAAAGTTCTATCTTTTATATTTTGACCTTTGGAGTTTTTATACATTATATCTAATATAGATTTCTTATTTACTTCAATCTTCGGAGTAACTTTTTCAACTCCTTTCCCAATGTCCTTTGCTATAATTTTAACTTTTTTAGGGTCAAAAATAAGTGTGTCAATATATTCTGATGGAGAATATTTCATTTTCTCGGCTACATTCTCACCTACTTCAGGCAATCTTTCTACTTTTATTCCTCCATATCCTTGCTTTTTTAGTTCTTTTATTCCTGTTTCAAAATCGTCAAATTTATCAAAAAATAATTCTTGAGCATCTTTATTTTTGAATACCTTAAATTTAACATCAGGAGATATTTTAGTAACATAAACAGCCCCATCTTTAGCACCTGCATATTCTGCCCAAAACCTTGCATTATATGGTGTATTTGTTAATGAAACTCCAACACCATCACCAAGCCCCCCAGCTCCTTCGCCAAATCCACTCTCTAAATTAGTAATATTTTTATTAGGACTTCCGTGATAATACAAATCTTCATTCTTCCCAAAAACATCATCAAACTTTTCTACATTTTTATAAACAGGTGTTCCTTGTGCCTTCACAAACTCCTCCGCAGTCTTATATTTCTTTGCTTTTTGAATAAGAGAGGGCTTAACGAGTGGTTTAGATACTTTTTTAATAGGCAATATAGATTTTCTAATAACAGTTTCAAATTGTCCCTCATAACCAAGAGGAGATTTTATAACTTCATATCCTTTGGTAATTTTATCAACCGCTTTTCTGATAATATCATCAGAACTTTTACTTGCCATTAAACGCAAATCTTCATAAACTCCCATTCCGGTTTTTTCTAACGGTGTTTTAGTTATCTTACTGACTTCGTTTAAAAATTTATCATCAGCTCCTTTTTTCGTCAGATCTAATGTTTTTAGTCCTTCTGGCGTTTGAAATTCTTTTATAAATTTTCCAGGATAACCTCCTTTTGTATTTGTGGCATAAATTCCTTCTCCAAAATAATTTTTAACTGATGGTTTTCCGGCTTTTAAAACATTGCCAATTTTTACATCAGTATGATGAAATAACTTCTTTGCTTCCTGAATAAGAGAGGGTTTAGAAACTGGTTTGATATTTCCTGTTGCTGTTTTAGGGACAACTCCCTGCTTAAAAGACTTTATAGGCAAGACATTTTTAACTTGTTCCGCCGAACCTCCCCAATTTTTAATAGCTGAAGAAATAGCGGGGTTATTCCGTAAATTAGTTGGCAACGCTTTTTTAACTATAGTCATCATTTCTTGAATTGAATTTGCTTTTGCAAAATCAAGTTTAGAGACAATTGCTCCTGCTTCTGGAGAAGTTCTTTCCACTTGCATTTTTAGATTATGTTTAAAAACTTCAGCAACTTTCTTTTTCATTTCGGGGTCTTTGATAATATCTTTAACAGACATACCCATTGGCATTTTTCTTAATGCCTTTTTTTCTGATTCAGTCAAAAGTTTATTAGTTCCTCCGAAGATTCTTTGAGAAATTACATTTTTTTGTTCCAAAGATTTTTCCAAAGATTTCAATAGTTTTAAGTTTTTGTTTAATTTCAATTCTAAATCAATAGCATTCATAGTCTTATAGCCAGCTCCACGAGGAATACCAGCAGCCCTGATAAATCCACTTATAGAACCTCCTGTTAATGTGTCAATAGTGTTGAATATTTTTCTACCAGTAGCTGCACCGATTCCTCTTGGCTCAACTTTCTGTTTTAATTCATTTGCTTTTTTAGCAACATCTTCTGATAATTTTCTAACTCTTATCAAATTAGTCATTTCTCTATCTATTGCTTCAAATTCTTTTCCTCCATATAATTTTCGAGCGACTTCTTTTACTCCTTTTCTTGTATTTTCGAAAGATTGAGCATTTACACTTGTCAATGCTTCTCCAGTTCTTTTACTGAAGGCCTTATTCCCAAATTCTTCTCCGTATGCTTTTGCTAAATCATTAAGATTATTAAGATTGAGTCCTTGAGTTTGTGCCTTGTTTCTTATTTGAGCCACTTTTTCAACCATAACAGGATCATTCGTTTTTTTATAAAGTTCATCTAATTGATTGAGAGCGTCATCAACATAATTATGAGCAACTGTTTTACCACCGACCTTAACACTTGTTTGCAAATTATTCAATGGTATTGGATTTGGTTTTTTTGACAACAAATCATCAAGAGAACCTGCTAACATTCCTATCCTTTCGTCCGCTTTTTGAGCTAACTGGTTATAATTTTTAACTCCAGAAACGTCCAACTTTGAAAATGCTTTTTTCCCTTTAACAATATCATCAGCACTTCCCTGCAGAATTTCTCCAACAACACCATTTATATCTTTTGCCGGTCTTATTAGTTTTTTCGCCACCTTAAGTCCAGTTCCCACTGCAGGAATTGCCGCTCCAATTAAAGCAGATGTTTTTGCTTCTTCTCCTACTTCTCCAGTTTGAACTGCTGTTATTCCTCCAAAGGTTGCCGCTTCTGTTGCCATTCTAGCTAAAAGACCTCTACCTTTTCCAAATTTAGATATAGCTCCACTAGGAACTATAAATTCTCCTAATTGCTCAGCTCCAAAGCCAATAGCTTCGGCTGTCCCTTTTCTTTCAAGCATTCCAGTTTTATCAGCAATTTCTCTAACAGTTTTAAACTGTTCGGGAGATTTCTGTCCTGTTATTTTTTCAGCTAATGCTCTTCCCGCTTGTTGAGGAAGGCTTGCCATTCCTAACATAGAAGAAGCAACGCCTTTTTTTGCTCCTTGCGCAATGCCACCAAGAAAATCCGTAGCTCCTCCAGCAATACTTCCCAATATTCCAGAACTTCTATCAATAGTTACTTTTGGTTTTTCTGGTTGTTCAGTCTTAACAGGCACACTGGCAACTGTTGGCATTTTCCCGCTATATCCTTGCGACATAAAATTAACCAAATCCCTGTCGTTTTGAATTTTATCAACGGAATATCTTTGCCTTGATTTCTCTATTTTTGACGCAAATTCAGGACTATTTTTAGATAATCCATTCAGAATATCGGTATCCGTATATCCTTGTTTTCTTTTCTCATCTACCCTTTGCCAAAAATTCGTTAAATCCATAATTTTAAGCTAATTTATTTATGTAAGAGAACCCCGTCATTTTACTCACTGGGATTGTGTGAATTTTTATCTTTTCATCTAAAGACCAGTTAGAATCTTTGACTGTCGCCACTCCGTCTTTGATAGACATTATAAACCCAGTATGTCCAGTGTTATTGTATGGCATTACAAATACCATTCCAGCCTGCGGAGTTTTGATTGACTTATCCATCTTGGACATTTTAGAGGTATAACTATCTCCAACGCCTAAATTTGTTATTTTGTTCACGAACCTCCCGCATTGCCCTCCTTTTTCTCCGACTGCCGTTCCTGCTATTGCGGCTTTATTCGTGTCGCCGCCAACGGAGTTAAAATCCCATAAATCCGTTGTTCCTCCTGTCGTTCCTCCCGAACTGCTCATTGCCTCTTTCCACCTGCTAATACTATCCTTAACCCGATTAAGATTTTTAATAAAATTATCCTTGCTTTGTCCAGTATCAAGTCCCGCTAATGCTGCTTCCAACAATGCTAATTCTCTCTCAGACACTTGACCTAAAGCACCGCCGGTTTTAGACGCTTCTCTCATCGCTGTCAATTCCCCAAAGGCTATGTTTGCCTTTAAGGTATTCAAATCGTTTTCAAAGTTTCTAGCGTCTGTTGATGGTAATTTAGATAATAACGAACCAGCCCCGACTGTCCATCCGCTTACTCTTCCCATTAAATCATCAACACTTTGTAAATTTCTGATCATACGCTCTTCTTGATAAGGAGATATTTCTCCCCCAGTTGTTTTTCCTAACCAGTCTTGATAAGTCCCAGGAGAACCTGCTAAAAGCCATTCTTGATAAGAAGCTGGCAATTTATCCGCGGTGGTTTCTTTTTGTTGAACTTCCATTTCTTTAATCGTTACGGCTTTTCTGGTTAAATATCCTTTTGGATAACCAGCTTCTTTTTCCAATTCCGCCAATGCTTTTTCATCCACTCCGGTAAATGCTTGCGAGCCATAAGTTGTAATAGCGTCTTGTATCATAGTTCTTGTGTTCTCTTGTTGTTTGACTTTCGAGTCTTCCATAGATTGCGCGTATTGCTTGGTGGCGGTAAGTATGTTTCCGAAACTATTCATCTGTTCTTGGAATGTCTGTTGTCTGGCCTCCGCTCCCGCGATTGAAGGTTGTATAGCTTCCGCTTGTCCGCTTCGCATCGCTTCTTGCTGTGAAGGAGAAAAGCCGGCAGGACTTTCAGCTGAGATTTTTTGAGCTTGTTGCGTGCTTAAATCCAATTGCCTCTGTTGCAGAGGAGCAGTTCCCATACCTTGATATTCTTTGAGCATATCCATTAAAGCAGAATTGAATATTTGATAAGAGTTTTTCTTGGGAGCTTGGCTCAACGGACTTTCAGTTAAGGTTCTCGGTGCTTCTGTCTCTGTTGTAGTGAGCTGTTGAGGAGCTAATTGAGTATCTGGATATTCTTGTTGTCCGTGCCTATTCCACCAAGTATTTATATCCCATTGCTTATTGGCGCTTAAACCTCCCCCGACATCAGAGCCAAAGGTTCTATCTTCTCCCATCCAGTTTGGGAACTCCCTTTGCAAATCTGGACGAGATTTGTAAATGTCATAAAGACTTCTTGTTGTAGCCATAAATTTATAAAGTTAATTTTCTTAATCTATTTTCTTCCGTTGTTCTCCAAGCCCCTTCTAATTGAGATTGTCTTTGCTGCTCTGCTGTTTTTTGTTCGTATTGCTTGCTTCCCACCAACCCCTGATAAACGCTATCGGATATATTATAAAAAGGTTTAGTGTCAAGACTTCTGCCAAACTTGCTAACTCCCGCCTGCACTTTTGGAGCGGCGCCATAAGAGTAAGCTGGCAGAGTTTCTCCGCCCCATTCACCTGCGAATTGTCTGGCTTGACTTCCCATTTGATACTCCGCTAGTTTTCTGTTTTGGTTGATGGTTTCTTGGGTGGATTGAGCAAGTTCTTGTTCGCTTAATTGCCTGCCCCCCGATAAAGCCATTCCGCTCTCGGCGGCGCTAGTTCCTATGCCTCTTAATTCCCTTCCATATCCTCTTTCAAGTTGGGCTTCTTGCTGGGTTATTTCATCGGAAGTATAACCAGCAGTTCTTAAAAGTCCTTCTCTGGCGAGTTTCATTTGAGTGTCATAATAAGGACTGATTTCTTTTTGAGCCCGCGCGAGAAATTCAGCAGTCTGTTCTTCTGAAATATCAACTTGCGGATTAATGGTTTTTCCTTGTTGGATAAGTTTGTCTAAATATGATTGAGTTTGTTCTAAAAGCTGATTAAGAGCGTCGTTTCCAGTATCAACTTTTGGAGCAACTGATGCGGGTGGAGTGGGAGTGGTCGGTGCTGACGAAGCAGGCGGTGTCAACACTGGCAATCCTTGCACTGTTCCAGCATAAGAACCGCTCAAAACAGGAGCTGCTTGTTCTGGTGTTAAAACGCTTCCGATTTGAGCGTCATATACCTGTCCGTTTTTATTGTAATATCGTGCCATAGTTTTAAATTAGCTATTTACAAATTATTTAAATGTGTTATACTTATTTTAGATTGATTGCACCAATCAAACATTTTTCATACAAACCCGTGGATAAAGGTGCAATCTTTTGAAGCGGGTTTTTTAATTATTAAGATAAAATTATGCAACGAAGTTATATTAGAACAGAAGAACATAAAGAAAAAATGAGAAGAATAATAAAAGAAAAATATAAAAATAATAATAAAATGGGCTTTCAAAAGGGACATAAACAGCTGAAAGGAAAAGATAGTCATTTATGGAAAGGAAATGACATCGGATATTTAATGAAACATTTAAGAATTATTGATTTAAAAGGAAAAGCATTAGAATATATTTGTATTGATTGTGGAAAGCAAGCAGAAGATTGGAGCAATAAAGACCATTTATATTCAAATAATCTAGATGACTATATTCCAAGATGTAGAAAATGTCATTGTGAATATGATAAGGAATTTAATAATACAAAAAGAGGAAAAAGGAAGATCAAATAAATATAGTTTTATATTATTCTCATTAAAATTAGTAATCCTAAAATAGTTATTATTGCTATTAGTTTTTTGAACATTTTCAAAATTATTTATGTATAAAAATAAATATTTTTGATTGTAATGTCTCCGGCACTTCCAGTATTTGCCAATAAAATATAACTTCCTGTCCAAGTGGCGCTAATTCCGAATTCACTTGCTCCACTTGTTAGATTTCCATTATAAGAAGTTTTAAATCCATCAGCATCTCTATAAACAATTACAGTGCTTCTTATAGTATCTGCAACAGTTGTTAGATAGTCTATTATTGCATATCTGGCACTGTTAGGAGCATAAATTCTATCATTTGAAATTGCTCCTCCTCCTACTATCATAGACATTAAAGAAATATTTTTATCTATTAGTATATTTTCATCTTGTATGTTTAAAATTGCGCTTGCGGATGAAGTTATTTTTCCTAGTCGTATAACCCTATTAAGATTTATAGTATTGGTTACATAAGTTCCTGCGGTTGAGTTTAAATAAAATCTTCCCGATATGGTAGAACCAAAGCTTGAATTTGTATATTGCCCTTGTGTTTGAATTTTTACTTGACTATCCGCGTCAGCTCCTTCGATGGTTATCCCTACTATACTTCTGCATAAAAGGGGGTCGCTACAATTAGCTTTATATAATTTACCATCACAGTCATTATCGGAATAAATTCTTAATACTGGTCTATTCGCCGTATTACTTGCTTCAGAAGAATAAAAATGAACTCCAGCTCCAGCTCCTCCACCACTTATTTGAAAACCATAATTAGCCACATTTCCAGCTTTCCAATGTCTAACAAATTGAGTAATATCATAAACAATCCAAACTTCAGTAGAACCGCCAGAAGCTTTTACATATTCACAGCCAAATTGTGTTTCTAGTTCAGTAGAAGTTGGAGCTACTGCTGATTTTGTGTCCCAAGTTATTGTGCTTTCATCCCAATCGGCAGTCGCTCTTACTATATTGATATTAGTTGCACCTTTTATGGATTGAGTTTTTATTCTTAGTTCTGCTTTAATTATTGCTTCTGCCGCTGGAATAAGAGAAAAATCAAATTTAATATAAGACAACCAAGTCTTACTGCTTCCGTCTTGCCCAGTCTCAAAAGTAGTATCACTTCCATAGTTGGTAGTTGGTGCTGCCTCATACACCTCTGCGTCGTGAGTGGCTACATAATCAGAATAACTAGGTTTTAAACAAACAACCTTGTCAGTTGTTAATGTTTCTCCTGCTGTAAAAACTTCAATATATCTAAATCCAGTTGAATCTGCGTTTGCTCCATCAAATTTAAAATATTTGTTATTCGCGTTATCTCCTATAAAAAATTTAGCCAAGTCGCTGTCGCTGTCATCAAGCCCGAGTATAAAACCTTTATCCGCTGTCCAGTTTGTATAATCAAGTCCAGCTCCGCCAGAAATATAACAGTCGCCCGTTCCTGCAGTAATCCCGAGTGAAATCGCTTTGGAAGAAATTATGCCAGCGGTAAGTTTTCCAACGCCCAATTCGTCAACATATTGTCCGTCAATAACCGAGCCTTCAAGCGTGGTAATTTGTCCTTGATATATATCAGGCATAATCCCAGGATTTGTTATATCAGTTTCAGCGTATCCGCCAATGTTTTGCGATATTGTTTTATTCAGATTTTTATCAAATCCATACGAATAAATGTCTGGACTATTCGGTGTTGGTTGTGGAATCTCCATATTACATTCCCTCTCCTTCGGTTATGTGAAGTCCGAGAAATACAAATGGCTCGGTTCTTCCCATACCAGTAAGCTTAAATCTTATTCTGTGAAATTTTATATTAGGTTTGTATTCGTTTAAAAATTTGGTAAGCTGTCCTATGTTCTTCCATTCTATCGTGTCGTCGGTTTGATACATAAGCATAGAGCTTTGAGCTTTTTCGCAAATAGTAAAAAGTTTTTTAATGTATTTCTCTGTCTCTATTCCCCACTCATACCATTTAGTGATCACTCGGTATTTAATCGGCTCGCCTAAATCCGTATAACCGGAATTGACAGTCGCCACCACTCCGTTGTTAAGTCCGACTACGCGCGTAAGAGCTGAACCTGAATTATAATCGGAAGCGAATTTTATGTTATTGGCGTAAGAGTAAATCGTCCACAAGTCTGAGCTTTCAGTATATCTTGCCACCGTGTTAGTCCAAGTCGCTCCGTTAATAGTCAAATCTCCTAAACTCCAATAGATGTGGTCGTTGTCTTTCCAACTGACAATATTGTCAAATTGAGAGAATGGAATAGCGTCCACGATATCGGAAATCGGTCTTGAAATCTCTGTCGGATAACCGCCGGTATATCTGTAAAAACCGCTGTCGTGATGAAAGTATAGCCCTTTTTTGCCTTCTATCACGCTTTCGTTGCTTCTAGTGCCTATCTTAATCAACGGGTCGGGGTCAACAGATGAAGTCCTAAATCTATAAATGTAATTAGGCTTGAACACTAATAATTCAAGTGAATATCGTTTTAACCCGCTGATATTTTCGCCGTCGTTCGGGTTGATGTCCACCCAGTCGGTAGCAGGCGTCCAAGCGAAGTTTCCCGTAGAACTGATGACATTTGAAAACCATAGACGAGAGCCAGTAATATTGTTGCCATTGGTATTTCCGCCAGCCAGATAAATTCTTGACTTGTAGTATTCCCCGTATTGAGGTTGAACCGAGCCAGCCACTTGGTCGGTAATCGCTTGCGGATTGATAGGGTTGCCAGTCGTAACCCAAGCGTCGTTTACGGTTAAGAATTGAACCGAAGAATACATATTTGCCGCGTTGCCGAAGTTTAAAACGACTGTCCTTCCTCCCGCTTCTAAAAATCTAATCTTCGTGTTAGCCGTTCCTCCCGTCAAAGAAGAAGTCCACGCCCCGCCAGAAGGGAAAGCATAAACTCTTGCCGTGCCTCCCTGCGATATAACCGCCATCATTGAACCGTTTTGTGTGTTATGTATTCCCCACACCGGATAACCTGTTTGAATGGTTGAACCCAGAGCAGTCATTCCCAGCCGTCCGGTAATAGCTCCTTTACGGTCAAAGGAAACATTTATCGCTTCCGTAGTCGCTCCGTCCGGAACTAAAACATCGTCAACTTCCGCCTGTCTTATACAGCCGTATATTCCTAATCCTCTTATTTGTTTGGGTGTAAATGCCATTAGAAAGGAATTATTAAATGACTAATTTCCGGGCTTATTCTTATATCGCTTCCTGTTCTTTCATTGCCCAACGCCTGCTGTTTAACCATTTCCCATTTCATATAATCGTCGTCTTTCAAGTCAACCAATCCTTTTCTTTTTTTAATCTTCCACGCCAGAAAGTGAACAATGCCGTCTTGAATGTTATCTGGTTCGTCTAACTCATCAGCATCGCTATCTATTGTCTTTTTTGTTTGATAATAATCAGCCCAGATGTTTTGATTGACATAAGAAGTTTCTATCGGACAATTAAAATAAATATATGAAGTGCCGTCGGTGTCCATAAATACCGTAAATTTATTCGGTAGTCCTTGCGAAGCTCCCTGCCATATATCAACACCGGAAGTGTGAGCATAACTGCCAGCGGTTGATATTCTCAAAGTTCCTCCGCTTACTCCTTTAGCGGAATAAGCTATGACATCGCTTTCCAAATTCACCGAACCGCTATCAGCTAAATCCCTGACACTATCAACATATAAATCTTGATGAGTAATAGCGTAAGTTTCTGCTAGTGTAGTATGAGCAACCCCTTGATAATCTTTATCGTATTCCTTCTTGTCGTAATAACTCATATTGTCTTGCGTTCCTATTCTCACGCCATAGACATTCTCAGCGGTGTATGGTTTTTGAACATCAGTCGGCAGTCCTACGCGATACATACCCGTTGATACATTGCCTATATCAGCGTTGAATTTACGCCTGTGAGGTCGTTTGCCTGTGGCGTTGTGGTATTCTCTTCTCGCTTCGCTTAAACATTCGTCAAGATATTCGTTGGTTATCAGTTCCGTGTCTATCTGTTCGTTGACGCTATCTAACGCTCTTTTTTTAATCTGATGGGCTGTGTTGTCGGCAAATCCGGCATAAGGTATCGGGTCGGATACTATGGAAAAGGTTGAAGTCAAAGAATTCTTAAACTGCACAAACGCGTAGCCGGTGTTGTAATTCAAGTCCCTATATAGAGTCTCCAGTAAATCAACTTGCAGTCCAGCGGTGGCGATAGTCCCTTTTTCGCTTGTAAGTCCGCTTGAATGAGAGAGGGCGTATTGGTCAAAGTTTATAACATAAACTTTCGTGTCTTGAGGGTGGTCGTATAAGCAGGCGGTTTGAAAATAAATAGTCGTTCCGCTTGGAGCTGTGCCGTTGGAATTATAAACTATTTCAGACTTCTTTTGTCCAATTTCGCCAATTAAAAAAATATGCCCCGTTCCGCTTAATCCCATTATTGACTGGACGGACATATTAGAACCAGCCGATAAATCAGAAGACAAATAAGTGTTCTTTTTGTCTTTGGTTATCGTTGTATTATTTGTGTAGAACTCAAATGTAAGAGTATCTCCCCTAAGATTTGGCTTCATCTGGTTTAGTGTTAGTTTTTAGTTCCTCTGCGGTTATAAACCTATGCTCTCCTTGAAGCCGTAAAAGCTCCTCTTGAAACTGTCTGGCTTGAAGATTAGCCGCGTCTAGTTGGTTTTTTACTTGATTAAACTTTTTCTCTACCTCTTGTTTTTGTTGTTTGTAGTTCATTGTTTTGTATTAAAAATTAAGTTATTCCCAATAAAGATAAACTATTTATAGTATTTACAGAACCTCCTGCCGTATAGGTGGCGTAGATGGACAGTTTAATGTTGATATAAAGACCACCAATTGCATATGGGTTTGGCAATGTCGGCCAAGTTCCTGCTCCCCCTCTCCAACCACTGTTGGCTAATGTATCTCCAGCCATCAAAGGATAATCGCTTGTTTGCCATCCTATCCAATAATTTCCAGCATTAAGAGATACACTACTTACTAAATCAACAGTTCTTAAATCATAGGTATTTTGAGCGGCTGTTAAAGCGGTACTTGCTGTTTGACCCCTTAGTGCTTGACCCATAGGAGTTCCATTGGCAGAACCATCATCGTTATAAATAGCATATTTATAATTACCATCTATGCCTCTCGACTTAGTATATGCAGAAATAGAGGTTACTGTTCCATTTTGAGAAAGATTAAATCTTCCACCAAGTTCTGGGGAACCTGCCGAAGAAATTTGCTTCTCCGTTGCTCCCTGTGTCGTAAACCCAAAAGTCAACCCTGCTGCGTGTCTGACTGGATAAACAGCTTTGTCTAAAAAGTCTTGAGGGATTTCAACCGATAAAATTCCATTTTCAATGAGCAAATTTCCCCAAACTTTATTTCCTTTTGCGTCTATCATCTGCGGTCTAAATATATGCCCTATTTTTCCGCATTTATATTCTTTTTTTCCTACATAATTTGTCTTTGGTGTCTTGGCATATATAGCATACGAACCAATAACATTTTCAGGTCTTGACGCTCCCTCGTCCTTTTCTTTTTGAGTAAGTGCGGGCTGATGAAAGTAGGAAACATCTTTGTCAACAACCGAAAATTCTATTTTGTTTGTCTTCGGTTTCTTTTTTAAAACTATTTCAAACTCGCTTGCTCCTTCGGGGTGTTCTTTATTTTGTATTTGATAAAAATGACATTCTCTATTTCTTTTAATGTATTTTATTTTCTCTCTTTCGGTTTTTATCGTTGGCGTTTCTTTGTCGTCTTCTATCAATCTGATAGACACATTGCATTCGTTTGACCACCTTTCAATCTTCATCTGCGGTTTAAAATCTATTTCTTTGTCATCTCCAATAACACAATTCAACTCATCTCTTTTATCAGTTTTTATTTCGTGCTTCCAATTTGTAGAATTTAATTTTTTCATTATGCTGTCTCTCTAAAATAAGCTATTGAATAATGTATTAAAGAACCTGAATCGTTGACAATGCAAAGTGTCGCTCCACTTGGAGTAGCAAACAAATATCCTGGAGGAGATACTGCGAGATTAACTCCTGATATTCCTTGTGCGGGAGCTTGTAGCGCCGCTCTCCATAATTCTGTCGGAGCCGCTCCGCTTCCGTCAGTGAACTTAGGGACTATTTGAGTTTGCGCGGTAGTTGTTATTGAAAAAGCGTAGACTTTGGTCACCCTGCTTACTATTGGAGATACAAGTTGCACTCCGCTAGTTGATACTCCGCTAGTTGAACCACTTACTGAACCGCCAGCGGAAGCTACCGAAGCGGTATGAGAAACATTGACTATTCCCGCCACGCTTGAAACCTGAACAGTTCCATTAGCTATATCATATATCTTAAGGGCTCCTTCCGTATTCGCAAGTAAAGGAACTTTTACTGCTCCATACTTGCCTTCTGCTACAACATAGGGTTCGTCTGAAAACCTTACTCCCATTGTGCCATTGGTGCTTAATATATGAACGGCAATTGAATTTGTAATTCCTGTTATTGATGGAGCATTAGAAATACTTACCGTGCCATTAGCCAAATCATAAACCTTTATCGCTCCATCGCTATTCATTTTTAATGGACGAGTAGTCGTTCCGTCTTTTCCTGACGCTTTGATTGTCGGTTCGGATTGATCGAAATAAACCGCCATAGTTCCTGCAAAAGTTGCCGCTACCGAAGGCGTGGCTGGGCTAAAATATACAGCAACACTTCCACCTAGCCCTCCAACCTGAACATTGGTGCATAAATTCCCCAAATTATCGGTTCTTAAAATTCTTAAAGTAGTCGTCGGGTCTTTCGCGAACATACCAATTCCCGAAGGCGTAGCGTCAACATCGCCATCGGTATAAACTTCATTTTTTCTGTTGTCATCTTCATTGACGATGACAACTCGTTGTAGACTTTGCATAGTTATAGTTTTAGTTTATCTCTATAAGCTTTTAATTTTTGTTCTAATTTTCCTTTGTCGATTTCCACTTCATACTCTCTTGCTTCAATCGCGTTTTCTTTGTCGGATAGGTTTTTATTTCTGGTTTCTAAATCAGTTTTTAATAGTTCGCAGTTTTGAATATCATCTGAAAGTTTGAGTTGCTTCTGATAAAGTTCTTGCTGTTCATTTTTAAACGCTTTTTCTTTTTGGTCAAAATCAAAATTCCTTTTGTTAAAATCTTCTTGCAATAGTTTCAAGTTCTTTTCTCTGCTTTCAATATCGGATATAACAGCTTTCAATTCATTATTTCTTTTTTCCAACGCCCAATTCTCCGTTCTCGCCTCTTCAACTTGCTTTTTAATTTTTTCTAATGTTACAGCTTCTTTTTGCATATCAGCCAAATAAGAAGCCATAATATCTTTTTCTGTTGGTTTCATATTTAAAAATTAGGTTTAGCGGTTAAAACTTTGACATTGGCGTTTGAGCCGGAATTGTTGGTAATGTAGATATTTGACACTTCTATTACATTGTCCATCAGCATAGGCGACATAGACGAGGTAATTGTAATACTGTTATTGCCTGTAGAGTTGAATTTTACGGTTATGGTTTGGTCGGTAATAACACGGCAATAATAAACAGCAGTCCCGACTTTTGAAGTTGAACCGCCGAATAAGTTTGTTTGATTAGCGGCGACATCATAATCTGAAGTTCCCGTAGCGACGGCAAACTCCGCGTTATCATATCTCGCTGAAGGATATTTTGGCAAAGTCGTAATTTAATAATTAAAATTCAAAACCTCCAAGGTTTAAATAATTCCAGCTCCCGTTCGCTCCTGAAACAACTCCGACAACTCCGTCTGGAATTTCATTGATTAAAGGAGTTTCAAAGCGATGTGAAACAGTAACAGAGCCAGTAACAATATGTTCTAACATTACATTGTTGGCGTATGTTTTATCGCCTCCGTTAAATGCCACTATTCTAATCGTTCCTGTCGCGGCGGGAGTGATAGCCAAATCAGTGATAGCAACCCTCTTACCGCTTGCAGGCGTCCAAATAATAGCGGTAGTGGCGGTGTCTATTCCCATTACGCATTTTCTCATCGGCGTCTGCGAGCTTCCGAAATAAGTTATGCTCATAATTGTAAATTAAAATTTAATGCTTTTAAAGTTATAATCTTCCCTGCCTTTTGTCTTGATTATTCCTAGGCAATAAGGCGTGTCTTCTTTAGATAGTTTGCATTTTTCCACATCCAAATTAAGAAGGTAATTGAGTAGAATTTTTTTAATTGTTTTGTCAAATCGCAAATATTCTATCATCCACTTGGTAAGCGTCCAGCTGTCTTTGACTTCTTGATGAACTTCTCTTTCGCTTACAACATCAAACATTCTTAACATTTCTTTTATAGGATTTTTCTTCAAGTTTTTCTTATCCAGTTCTCCGATACAGTCTTGAAACCTGTACCTGTAAGCGTTGTCAAATTCCAAGTGCATACAAAGTAGGTCTCTCATCTGTTCCCTTATTACTCCGTCTTTGAATTTTTCATTGTCGCTTGTAGGGATTGAAAACGCTCTGTAAATTTCCCTGACCGCTTGGCAATAGCATTTCGGCTTAACTCTAAATCTTTCAATGTGCCTCCAGCAAGAATAAATCTCGGCTCGCGAATAAATCTTGAAGAACGGATAAGTGATAGCCATCATCGGGTATTTCTTCCAACCTTTAAAATGTTTCCAAATAATATGATAAAATCCGCTTTTAAATCCTTTGGTCATTTTTTTGACAAGGTCTAATCTCTCAACCAGCGTATGCAATGGAAACCCCTGATAAGGTTCGTCAAATCCTTCCATATAAGTCATTACTCCTCCTTGCGGGGGAAACTCCACCCTTTTGAGGTTATTTTTGGGTTGTCCTTGAATAACCTCTGATTTTGGGGGCGGAGTTTCCCTCATTTCTTCTTCTATCCATTGCATTTTCTGCATTTGCTCTATATAACTGTTATAACATTCCGCTTTGGTAATTAAATCTTGAACATTTATTGTTGCTTTTGTGTCCGAAGCAACGGGCATTATTTCAGACATATTTTAAGTTAATGAATTAACGAACAATTGTATACGCGAGGATTAAGTCCTCATATATCGTGGTAGTAGCGGTAGGATTGACAAAAGTAAGATTTACTCCGCCATTCCCAGTTTTGCAGCCAATCAACACTCCAACTCCATTATTTGCGTGATCAGAAAGGGTTGTTGTTGTAAATGTCTTTTGTATGGCGCAAACCATAGCATCTTCGGCTCTGACTCCTGATACCGTTACATTCGTAGCTCCTGTCTTAGCAGCCGCAATTGCCGGAAGATTTACAGTAAATGTTCCAGTAATTCCTATATTCCCGCTTTTATCTGGAAATACAATCGCTCTTGAAGCGTCTGGGCTTGCCTTGAAAGACAAGGTATGAGCATACGCCCCTGCTTCTACTCTTATAAAGGCGGTGTTTTTAAAATTCACGCCTTTAAAGTTTGTATAATTCGCTCCGCCATAAGTAGCCATAAGTTTATTTCCTTTTTTGGAGAATTTTATGATTAAGGAGATGGCTCATCGGTTCTCCGGTTAGTCTTGCCCGTTCGACTTTCAGGCAGCCGACAAGAGCCATCTTCACAAACATTAAACGGTTTGTTCGTTACGCGGCATTCGTGTTCTTTGAACCGAACCATCCGCGATAGTCGTTGAAGCCAATATCAAACTGTACTTCAGCCTTATATTGGATTTCCGATGTCTTGAAAACAACATTCGGACCTTCAAGGGTAATCCCTTGACTTTCCTTATATTGTAATCCATACATATCGTTCTTCATTGAACTATCAAACGCCCACCAATAAGAAGTATTGGTTGCTAACTGATGCAACGGAATAATCTTATAGGTTGGGATTCCAATTCCATCTCTATCCGCTGAACCAGGCATAAATCCTTTATTCAACGCTCCAAGAATTTCCATCGCTCTCTGATGAACAGGATAACCCTTAGTTACGATAATCGTATTAGGGTTAATGTTCATCGGCTTGCCTTTTGGATTTTTGACTAACGCAGCTGTTCGCTGTAATGCTTTAAGCGCGTCATATTCAAAATCCATATTGACAGTCGTTCCATCGGTGATTCTGTTGCTGTTGTTGGTGCCTCCGTCTTCTCTTGTGTGAGAAGCGGAAATCAAAGCTAATCCATCTCCGCCGGTGCAGGGAACCATATAATTGCCATAAATATCTTCGGCAACATAAGTGGTTGAGTAACTGTTGTCTAATCTTTCAGCGCATCTCAATTCCCTCAAATCGGCGCAAGCCTTGCGAGCTTCGGAAGTTATACTTTCAAGTTTTCTTTTCTTTATCCCGAAATCAATTTTGTTACTACTCTTTTCAGAGCGGGTTAGTCATTTCTGCTAACCTCTGTATATTTCTATACAGTTCAGACTATTCCTTCACCCATTAACTGGGGGCTGATTATAGTCGTTGAACCTTCTAATAATTTTCTCGTTTTTCCCCAAACGCCACGCTCTTTATCAAGTTTTATGTGGCACGAATGGCATAAACGAGTATAATCGTTGATATTTCTTGTATATTTTCCGTCATCTCTTATATTTGCCCATTCATATCTTTTTCTATCCGTTCTCTCGCACATTGTGCAATATTTCTCATTTCCAAAATGAACAGTGAAATATCTATGTATTGCCCGATAACTGGCATTATCTCCTGTCCAATGCGATTTGTTTCCCTTAACAGCATTGGCAATATTCTCTCTCCATCTTTTAGAAAATGGAGGTCTCTTATATCCTTTTTTATGGAGATAAATACCTTTTGGCATATATTTATTATTAGTTTGGCTGCAGATTTTCCGTTAGTGCTAAACTTTTCAGTTTTCGCCTCTTGGGAGTTTCCTGCAATTTACAACATTTATTGTAATAATTGCTTATTACAGTGGCTATTCTTAACCACATCGCTTTTGTGAAATTGATAAGTATTCCGAAATTAACTTGCGTATAGGTCTTGTCGTAGCCTTGCACAGGACTTGCTGCCGTAACGGCGGCATTTTCAACTATCCTGCCAGCATATCCCAATCCGCTTAACGAACTGTCTTTCAGGTAGTAATCGCTTACTCCTGTTTCTACATTGTAGTATTGTTCAAATACTCTTGATTCTGCTTCGCTGCCTTTCAGCCAAATCTTGTCAATAGCTTTATCAATCAAATCGGAAGCGTCGCTTATATTTAGTGGTGTAGGCATATTTTAAGCATAAGTTGTTTGGCTGGGGAAATAAGTTCCCTCAGTTGTGCGGAAATACCCAATGAGTTTTCCGCTACCAGAAGTAGAACCAACCATAGAAACAGCTTTGAAGACAGCAGTTGAGGCATTTCCCGCGCCTAAATCGGTTGATGTATTTCTCACCAATAAAGCACCCGCATTAAGCTGATGTCTTAACCCGACTTGAGCGGTCAATACAGCGTCCGTGCAATCAGCTTCCCATAACTGTCCGGAAACGAAAGGAATAACTTTTACTTCTTTGTCAGAAGCTCCTTCCGCGTAATCCATACATACGCCAAAAATGGTAGTTGAAGTAGAAGCGGCAGCGCCAGCATTCACGCCAGCTCCGCCAGTTCTTGAAAATTCAACAACACACCCAGGCCAGACAGTTCCGGAACATCTCATATTGACAGCGGCAACATCCACTACTAGTCCTTGACTATTCACTTGTCTAAAAGCCATATAATTAAGTTAGTTTTCTAATTCCTTGATTTCTTCTTCCGACCATCCCCCATCCTCATATGCTCTACGCAATTGAGGAGAGAGCCGTTTCCCAGAAGATGATTTTTGCATTCCTCCTCCGCCTTTTTGAGCGGTTGCAATCCGCTTTTTGACAGTCTCGGAATTATTATCAACGGGTGGCGCTATACCCTTGTGGGCTTTTTCAAGAATTTGTCTTATAAGTTTGGGATTATCAGGCATTTTATAAAAAGATAATTCTCGTTGAAACGCATTCCAATTTATGTCATCAGAGTCGTTTTCTGGCTTATACTCGGGATATTTTTCAAGAAAATCTCCAAGAGCTTCGTTTTTAGCGTTCTCATAGACAATTTTCTTGCTTTCGTCCTTCGTAATATACCCCTTTGATTTAAGCACTCTATCAATGTTTTTAACATCTTCAGGGTTTAAATCATCAAGTTTGTCAGAAACTTCCATTATGACTTGTTCGGTTTCCGTTTCCCTTAAATTTCTTCTTTGCCCTCTTAACTCTTTAATTTCTTTCAAGAGTTTTTCTCTCTCGCTTAAAAGACCTTGCACTTGTTTAGCGTCTCCCGTATCTTCAACGACATCTTCTTCGGGAGTTGAAGTGTCGTCAGGTTTTTCTTCCGTTGGAAGTTCGGAAGGAGTTTCCGTCTCCTTCTCTTGCGGGATTTCCGCAGGAGTTTCTTTTACTTCCATTTCGTCCCCGACTTCTGTTGTGAATTCGGGCTTTACACCGATAACATTTGGCATATTTTTTACTTCCTTCTTTTACTTGCTTGAAGGGGCAAGTATGTTAATAATTATTAGCTCATTTCTCTCCATTAGGAGAGTGTGAGACAACAATTTTATCTGTCATTAGTTATTAAAGATTTTGTTTCTGTTGAGAATGAATTATAAACCAATTCCACCCAAGTTTTAACTCCGTTTGCTCCTTCAAAGTTTGGAATTAGCTTGGTTCTTTTATCAATCTTTATGAGTTCTTTGTCTTTGGGAGTTAGCGTGGAATACTTCTCGGGGACTACTATTGTGAATAAAAACCCCGCTGGCTGCCATTCTATTTCTATTCCAAATTGCTTATTGAGAGTAAAATCTACCAATTCCCTGTATTCCGGAGGTACAGGGAACTTGCTATTTGCAAGTTCCGGAACTTGTGGCGGTTTAATCTCTGGCGGTTTTGGCTTTATAATTGTTTTCTTCAAATCCGCTACATCTATGGCTAATTCTTTAACAGCTTTTGCCATTTCTATTAAGTTTTTTTCTAATTCGCGATTTGTGGGCATATTTTTAAATTATTAAATTAGATTTTTTAACTTTCCCGATAACTTCTTCTTTTGTTTCAGGTAGGGAAATCTTGATTGGAAATGTTATACTCTCTCCTTTACGAATATCATTTTTCGCTTTTACGCTCAAGACTGTTTCATACCATCTTACTTTTGTAAGTGTCTGCGGAATTAGTTTTTGTTGCTGTTCTGGCGTTCCTATCGCAAATAATATCTGATGCAGTTCTTCTCTTTTGATATACGCTATTTGATTGTCTGGAAATGTGAATTTTAAAATCTTTCCTTCGTTTGTTTTTGTATCGTCTGGCTTCCAGTTCGCTTCTATCCAAAAATTATTCTTTCCATCTTTATCTATCATACGCCATTTTTCTGGTTGTTTTAGCATAGTTTAAGCATTAAATATTATTCCGCTTCCGTCTGTTTTTGATGAACCTTCATCAATTATGTCTTGTAAAATAGGATAAGTCATTGTTGTATTGTTAGAAATATGTTATCTAATAACCGCTTAATTCCTCTGATTTGACCTTCTTGCAGGGCAACCTCTTTGAATGTTTCTCCTGCCGTGTCTTTCAGCATATTCTCATTTCTTATATTAATAATAGTTTCTTCTGCAACAGATTTGATAGCTTCCCATTGCGGAGAGTTAACTAAACTTTGAAGTAATTGCTTTGTTTTTTGGGTCATATAATCAATGGTTTAACCATTTTGTTTATTATCTTGCCTCCTTGCGAAGTTGGATTGCTGGCAGGTAATGATGTTTGAGTAGTAAGCTTCTGTGCTTGTGTGCTTGGTTGTGCGTTTGGCTGTCCTTGTATAGGTTGACCATTCTCATCTAATTGCTGGGGAGCTGGGATTATCAAATCTTGATTTCCACCGCTAATCCATTCATCCGGTAGAATGTCTTTCGGGTCTTTGTCATAAAGTTTGCAGATGTTCTTTGCCACTTTGGAATAAATTTGAGGCGGTTGAGCCAACAAAGGAATGAGCATATTATACATTTCTAATTCCAAAGTCTTATCCAATTGCTTACTTGGAGTGAGCATTGATTGAGCTTTGATGAATATCATTCCGTCCCATCTCAAGTGCTTTGGTTTTATTCTGAAAAATTTAGTTTCTTTTGTCTGCGTTAAATTCTTTTTCTCATCTTCTTCTAAATTCAATGGAACTTCAGGATATACTTTTGCATTAAATACTTCCTGTCCATTCTCATCAACATCTCTTTCGTATAATTCAGGGTCTGATTGAATGTCTTTCAAATAAGCTTCTATCAGTTCGGGGTCTGATATTGAATATACTTCTGGCTCGGAATAAATTAACTGATGAATGCAAACTGTTAAATATGCTTCTGTTTCTAAGGCATCGCAGATATTGTCTAATGGCGTTTTTAATCTCTTTAAGGCTGATTCTTTATTCATAGCCGATTGATAAGCAGTCTTCTCGTCTGAATCTCCTTGAAGACTTTTTATGACTCCAGAAGCCTCTTCTATATCAGACTTAAACATTTCAATTCCTTTCCACGCCTCTGCTCCCGGACCTGGTATTTCTAACCAGCTTATATCTTTAGGATTAAGAGCTTGCTTTCCAACTCCAGGGCTTATGCTTATATCTCCTGTTTCGTTCAATGTATTAGTTCCTGAATAGAAAAACATTTTATAAATTGAAAGCGTCAACTGGTCAATCGTCATATTTCTAAATCTATCCAGCAAAGCTTGGTCGTATTTTATTGCTTCATATATTCCTATGCCATAAGGGCATTGAGTGTGTCTTAATAGCCAATAAGTCTGCCAAAGAGTTATTTTCTTCGCTCCATTTATGTCTTCAATAGGTAGTTTGTCTAACAATATAGGAACTCCATTAGCTATAACGGCGAAAATGTCTTTTATCCTGTTCTCATAAAAATATACTTCCACTAAGTCTTTCTCGATGTATTTCTTGGCATTCTGGTTGTTTCCCGCTACTTTTTCCGTTGTAATTCCTCCTATCTTTATTTTATCTATCAAATCACTACTGGCGAATTCCGTCTTCAACACATCTAGCGAATATACTTTACGCCAGCACCAGTCTCTTATTGAGAATTGATTGTTAGGCAAAGCCATATCATCAATCCAAACATTCCAAGGATCTAAGTTCTCTCTGAAAGTGTCATCGTATTCTACTATATTATTGTTAGTTATCTTCAAAGGATAAGTCCTGCCTACCGCCCAACCGTATTTTGCCAAATTAAAAACAAACAATTTAAGCTGTTGTTTGCTTTTAGCTATTTCCCAACTTCTTTGATATAGCTGAGATTGTAGTTCGCTTGTTGAGCTGTATTTCTTTGCTCCAGCGCTAAACACTCCTTCTGGGTTTCTGTCTATCAATATTGATACTGCCGTGTTTATCTTTATAAAAGGATTAGGAGATGATATGTCAGATTGCCAATCAGAACTTCCAAACTTAACTAATGAAGAAGCCCATCCCTTCTCTTCATCTTGAACTAACTTTCTTTTACCGGTAGTTCCAAGCCTATGCGGAGCATAGTCTTTATCAGCGTCAGACCATAAATTTTCTAACTCTATTCCATATTGCTCTTGCTTTCTATTCGCTTGCAAATCGGATATTCTTTGAATTATAAAATCATAATTTTCTTTGTCTTTTTTCGACAAATCTTTTTCTGCATTGAAATCTTTTTTTGGTTTTGTTTCCATAAGTTTAAAAAAAGACGGACAGAAGACTAGCCATAAGCTAATATTCTATCCGCCGTGGGTCAGGGTTCTTTAAAACCTTCGCGTGGTGAGGATAACTAATTAAATTATATGCGATATTTATTTTTTGTCAAGTAAATGTTATTTGCTTTTCTCCTATCTGAATTTGAAAGCCAATCATCTTTTCAAACGGACAATTATTTTCTCGCCCTCTTCTGTACGTGTTAAGCTCTATCTTGATATTCTGCAATACTCCATCAGCATCACGATAGACAAAGGCACAGCCTCCTTTGAAATCAAATAGTCCGTGTCTTTTGAAAAGTTCCGCTTCTTCTTGGTCTTTATCGTTTAGCATTTTTATTTGTTAAAATAAAATTCATTGAAATTAAACTTCTTATGAGCTTTCATTTTCTTCTCAACGAGAGTTAATGGCTTGGCTGTTTTGCGTTCGTGCAGAGTTTGCAAGAGGTATCTTAAACTGTCTTGTGCGTGGTCTTCTCCATCTGTATCAACATCTTCTGTTCGATGTTCATCGTGAACTAATGCGGGGAATGTTCTTATGGTGTTATAGCAAGTTTTGAATATTTGTAATTGAGGCCGTTCTCCTGCTAAGTATCTGTGAACTGTATTCCAACCGTCTACTCTTCTGTTGCTTGCGGGACTAAATGCTATTCCGTTATTAGCAAATACTTCTGCGATTGTTTCTGCTCCGCTCTTTCTGTCTGTAAATCCTGTATTGCTGAATATAGAAGGGTCTGCAACCGAATAGTGATAATTCTCTCCCGTGCTTAATCTTACTACTTCTCTTGCTATTTCGTCAGCGTTTAATTCTTTGACATATAATTCTCTGTAAACATAATCTCTTCCATCATAATCTATTGCGTGCCACAAACAACAGGCTGGGTTCTTTCTTCCGTGGTCATAACTTCTGTATCTTTTCCAATCAATCGGTATCTCAAACGGTTCACAGGTGTGTAGCTTCTCGTCCCATTCATTAAAGTATTGTCCTTCAAATATATCCCAGTTTCCTTCTCTCCAAGCCTTTCCGAGATTTCCTGTCAAACTGTTGAGATAATCTATATATTCTTTATTCAAACAAGGATTATCTTTGTATGTGGCTGGGAAGAACTTTGTTTTAGTTTCTCTATTCTCTCTTTGAGGGACAACAAAGTGTTCTTTAATCCAACCGTGTCCTAATCCTCCTGGATTAAATGAAGCGTAAAGTCTTGGCTTCCAGTTCTGTTTTGAAGTTCTTAATGAACCTTTCAGTTTATCTATTTTTTCTTTTGTGATTTGATTTAATTCTTCCACCGCGATTACATCGTATTCTATACCAACATATTTATCTATATCTTTGTCGTTTTCAAATCCGCCTAAAAGTATTCTTGAATGGTTCGGAAATCTTACCACTCCCGTTGAGATATTATATTCGTGTTTTATTCTTCCTCTCAAGACAGTTCCGATTAAGTCTTCAAAACTCTCTCTGGCTGATTTTCCTGTTTGTCTTAAAAACAAGCATTTCAAATTTGGCATTCTTTGACAGTCGTCCAACGCTACTTGAGAGAATACACTATGACTTTTGCCCGGTCCTCTTGCTCCGCCTACTCCAATATCAACTACTTGATTATTGTCTATGTTTCTAGCTTCCGCGTGAAAATCTAATTGCCATTTAAAAGGAACATATTTTGCTTTGAGAAAGTTTTCCAGTTGGTCTCTTGGCACTCCCGCTTGCTTGGCGGAAGATATAAAAATGTCAATCTCTTTTTCCATAGAATTTTTTGATCGTTGCTTTAATATCAATTCCTATCTCTCCTGAATGCTCCATCTCTATTTTATCTGTTAGTTTGTTCTTTAACTTGTAAGCTAACTCTAATTCAGGTTTTCTGTTTTTTTTCTTTGCTTTTATATCATTATATAAAGCATTGTTAAGAAACTCATCAGTTAATCCTGCGTCATTCATAAGCTCTTGAAAGCCTTTGCTTTCTGTTAGCTTTGTTGGAGCTATCGCTGTATTTTCTGAATATCCGGCTCTGACCATAGCGTCTCCTTTCTTTCTACCGTTTTCTACTATCTCTTTGAAAGCTCTTTTTTGCATTTCTGTTGCCATATTATTTTTTTATGCATAAATAATTCCAATAATTCTCGTCTAAGTCTCCGACTTTTTCAAGTGTGAAGTTTTTGTTTAAAATGTCCAATAGTTCCTGCGGATTATTTCCAGCGTCTTGCAGATACTTTGGATAGTATTCTATTATCATTTTAAGGTTTGGATTTTTTTCTATTGTCTTCTCCATTCCCTTTAAAACTTGTATTTCTGAACCGTCAACATCTATTTTTATAAAATCCACTTTGGGAACATCTGCTAATAGAAAATCAAGAGACACACACTGAACTTCTGTGTTGGTTTCTTTTAAGAGAGCCGCTGAAAACATTTCTTTTATTTCTTCTTTGTCCCAAGCGGCGCAACTGTATAAATTAACTATATTTTGCAGTCCATTGATAGAAATATTATCTAAAAAATAAGGGTGTTGCTGTTTGACTGGCTCTATGGCATAAACCTTTCCTTTCTCTCCGACTAGTTTGCCGAATAATACGCTGAAATATCCTATGCTTGCTCCGACATCAACGCAGACATCGCCTTCTTTTACCAAGTCTTTTACAAGCTGTGTTGTTTTTGGTTCGTATCCAGCTTTGCCGTGAGCCACGAAGTCTATCATTATTTCAGTCATCTTGCCTTGTTCCCTGTCAATGTTTCGGCAGATTACAAACCTCATATTGTCTATGACATAAATTATATTTGCTTTTGTGTCATAAACAGGCATAGTTGATTTGCTTTCTGAAACTAATGGGTCTGCGTTAAATTCTACTTTCATATAAATTCATTTAATTTATTATCTACCGCATTGCCTTTAAATCTATGCGTCCAAGTTGTTGAGGTATTTTGTCCGTGAATTACCACGCAGTATTTTCTATCGGATAAATAAACCGGTTTAAATATCTTTGTTGTGTCTTCGTGGCTCTTCCAACCTTTCATATATTCAGCGTGCTTTTTGCCGTCAAAGAATATATCTTTTGGAAAACAAATTGTATAAAATGGAGGGCAAGTATCCGGATTATATCCTGCCATTTCGTCTGTTTCGTGGTTGTAAATGTATCCATTCTGAAATATAAAAGCGGTTTTTTCTTTTGGTTTTTGGCTCATTATTTCTTCAAAGGCGTTCCAAGCAAACATATCATCGCTGTCTAATCTTGTAAAGTAAATCCAATCAGCATTCTTGCATTCGTTTTCTAAAACTTTTAAACTGTCTAACCTTTCCGCTAATCTCCTGTTCTTTTCTGACTGCTCGCTAAATCTGTCATCGTAGTATAGTAATCCGCTGAATAAAGGATAGAAACTTAAATCGGAGCAGAAGTTTGCCATTATGGGATTATATTCGTCTTCTTTTCTGAAACTCATCAGGTGTAAAAACTTTGTCGGTTGGTTTTCCAAACTTTCCTGCGTGTATTGTTTGAATATTCTTATTCTGTTTAACAGCCACTTGTTGTCGGGATTAAATCCTCCCAAGTCCGTGAAAGGAGTGTAGACAATATGTTTAATCATTCTTTTTTTACAAAGCCAATTATATAAGGAAAATGATATTTATATTCTGGAATTTGCTGACTTCGTAAGATTTCTATTTCATACCGACCATAAGGCTTCAACATTTCTATTATATCATTTTCAGAGAAACTCCACAAGTGAATTTTATCAACCTCTCCTGCTTCTGTTTCGTTTAACGGAACTGATAAAGCAAATATTCCGCCGACCTTCAATACTCGCATAGATTCTTTGAGATATTTGATTGGATCATCTAAATGTTCTAACAGCTGTCCCATAACTACATAATCAAATGTGTTGTCTTTGTATTCTAATTTTTCAGGAACCCAATCAATAGATTCAAATTCATAATTTCCTAACCCTAAATTATATGCTTCATTTCTTAAATGTTTGCCATAACTTCCCAAGTCTAAAAGTTTTCCGCCATTATAGTATTCAACTAATAACTTTAATCTCTTTCTGTCAAACCAATCAGGTTCTTTCTGGATATAACTATCTGGAGTGTTTTTATTTTCCTTTGCTAGTCGTTTCATCTATAAAAATTAACTTTTTAATTTCAAATGTAGAGAATCTTCTTATTTTATGCAATTCTTTTGTTTTACAGTTATCACAATAATCAGGAAGCAAAATAGCTTGTTTCTTCCCACTTGTCGCATAATATCCTTCTATTTCCCATTTATTATTTTTCATTTAATTTTTTTATAAGTTTTGTAAAATCATTATCTAGAAACTCGCAGTTAGGCAATACACAATGCCCTTTTATTTCCGTCATAATCGGTGTTAGCTCTGGCTTGCAGTATTCCGGATAACCCAGCAATTTATAACCTAAGTTATAATTTCTAATCCACAATGTCCACGCTTCAAAAGGCACATTATACTTTTTACATAACCGTTTTATTTCTTTGTAATATTCTATTTCTAATCCGTAATGGGTAGTGTCGCAAATTTTTAAAAGTTCTGTCGTTTCTTGATTGTCAAATAAATAGACTTTCATTCCAACTCGCCGGAAATAATCAGCGACTTCGCTTGCTTTCTCTCCGCTTAAATACTTAACAAAGGTAGTTAAGCTTTCTTCGAGATGAGGATGTATTCCGATAACAGGAGAATGTATAGCATTTAGTTTTCTGGAAGTCCCAATAGCAACAGTTGAATGGATTACGGTATATGTTGGTTTGTATTTGTCTTGATACTTTATTACCTCTTTTTCAAACTCTTTTGAATAAGAAAAACAAATGTGCATTATATCTATCTGCTCTTGAAATGTTCCTTTTATTATTCCTTCTTTTCCAACTATTGATGGAGTATAATCCCACAACACTTTTTCTAAACTTTTACCTATTTCTCCATATCCTATTATTAAGGTATTCTTTGTATTCATATTTTTAACCAGTTAAAATTAGTTAACTTCTCTCTCCAATATTCCCTGTCGTTCATTCTTTCGTATGGTATTCTGCTTTCTATTATCTGCCCAAACAATATTCCTTTTGCCACTACTTCAGAAAATCCTTCAAAACTGTTAAGTCGGCAAGCTATCTGGTAATTTCTGATTTCTTTGTCTAACTGCGCCTCTGAAACTTGACCGTGATAAATTATATTTTCTTCGTTTTTTCCGCTTATGCCATAGATATGAAACTTATAATCCATCATTTTCGCCATTTCTTTTACTGTTTTTAATCCATACTCTTCTTCTCTTCCTTCGTGCATACATAGCCAGATATTTACCTCTCCGTCTGTTTTCATTGAATATGGATATTTTCTTATGTCCCCGGCGAAAGTAGGATATATTCCTGCTACTATTCCGAAATCAGATAGTTTCTCTTGTTCCACTTTATTTTCACAGATATTTTTATATTTTAAAAAGATACTGCCATCTTTCAGATTTAAAATATCGCTCCCGCACCAGAATATCATCTTCTCTCCTTTGTGCTTTTTAAACGCTGTATAATCTCCTCCGTGATACATTCCAAAAAAGCAAACTGGTTTGTTTATATCTTGTGGATACTGGTATTCTTCAACAGGCCAGTTTTTTAAAATCTTGTCTTTAAAGTTTGATACGCTTGAAGAAATTCTTATTTTCATTTTGTGGCTATTATTATTTTACCGTATTTTTGCCAGTTCTTGTCTTCTGGCCAGATGACATCTTTCATTCTGACATTCCAATCCTTCAATCTTTCGGGATAATTTCTAATCCGATGACCGTCAAACTTATCTTCTTCCGCATACCATTCACAAAGTATTATCGCTTTATTAGCTATTCGTGATATTTTATGCATTACTCTCTCTATGTCTTCAACATACATCAAAGTAGCATCGCATAATACAACATCATAATTTACATTCTTGTAACCTATGTCTTCTATACTTCCTGTCAAAAGAAAAGCATTGGGTAATTTCTTTATAGCAAATTCTATCGCTTCCTGATTGACATCTATTCCAGCTAATTCAGTCTTAAACTTATTGTTTATATTATATAAATTCATACCGCAACCGCATCCAATTTCCAACACACTATTAAAAGGTTTTAATTTTTTCAACACATTTATTATCTGTTTGCGATGAGGATGTTTTAATGTTTTCCAATATTCATCCGTAAGATTGTTTATTTTTCTATTTTTCCAGTTATTCATCTTTGTCGCTTAATTCGCACCCTCCACAATTTATACACTCATCGTATCCATAAGGGCATTCAAGACTTGATAATCCAGAATTTTCCTCGTTTAATTGCTCGTTGTTTTTCATTGTTAGTCATTAAGTCTTCTGTTAAAGTTTCCCCTTCTCTTTTTCCTATTATCTTAATATCTCCTTTGATTTCCCCGATTATTCTTTTGGCTAGTTCGTAAATATTTATCTTTTTTCCCATATCAAGTATAACAATTTCACCAGCGTTGCCGATTTCGCTTGCCTTGATTACTAAATTTACGGCTTCTGGTATAGTCATAAAATATCTTTCCATTCTTGTGTCTGTGATTGTCAAAGGCTCTTTAGCGTCTATCTGTCTTTGCCAAATAGGTATTAATGATCCGTTAGAACCCATCACATTCCCAAACCTAACTGAAACATACCCCGCATTTCTTGTCATTATCTCGGTTATTCTTTTAGTCGCTCCCATTATTGAATTTGAATTTACCGCCTTATCAGTTGATATATTTATAAACTTTTTCACTTTATGTTTTTTACAAGTCTTTATGATATTCAAAGTTCCTATAATATTAGTGTTGATAGCTTCTTCTGGGTGCCATTCATTCGGCGTAATGTGTTTTAGCGCGGCGGCGTGATAAACTATCTGCGGTTTAAAATTTTCAAACACTTCTTCTACTGTTCTGGCATTTCTGACATCTCCCATTCGACCTTTAATCTTGTATCCTTTTTGTTTTAGTTCTTCAAATAAATCAAAAAATGCTGTTTCATTAAAATCTAAAACAAATACTTGATTGTCTTTAACAAGTTGTCTGGTGAGTTCCGAGCCTATTGATCCCGCGCCCCCTGTAATTGCTATCTTTTTGTCTCTTATCATATATCATATCTTTTATTTATGATCATAAACTTATATTTTACTAGTTAGCATAATTATTTACACATTTAATTATATAATTACACTCACTATTAGTTAACTCAGGATAAATTGGTAATCTTGCTTGTTTTTTAGCTAAATCTTCAGTTACGGGAAGAGAAAAGTGAAACAAGTTTAAGCCTTTCAAAAGATGATTTGGGATTAAGTCTCTGATAAGTATTTCAATTCCATTATCGGCCATATAATCCCTGAATTTTACGGGGTCATCTACATTGATTATGTATTCCGAATAAACTTGTCCTTCATATTGTATTGGCTTTTCTATTTTGTCATTAACTATTCCATCGTTGTATAATTGAGCTATTGCGTATCTTTTAATCAATATGTCCGACAGATATTTCATCTTAACATTCAAAACCGCCGCTTGAATGTTATCTAATCTTGAGTTCCATCCCCAGTCCATAATTTCAGGTTGTTCTATTCCTAATCCGATTAGAGAGTTTTGGGTTATGTTCCAATGGTTTCTTAACAACAAAAGTCTTTCATAAAGATATTTATTATCGGTTACTATTGCTCCTGCGTCTCCATAACAGCCTAAAAGTTTAGGAGAAATAAAGCTAAAACACCCCGTATGTCCAAAACTACCAGCCATTTTGTTATTATAAGTAGCTCCAAGAGCTTGTGCGGCATCTTCAATTATAAATAAATTATGCTTCTCCGCAATTTTCATAATTTTTCCCATTTCGCAAATCTTTCCTGATAAATGAACTGGGATAATTGCTCTCGTTTTTGAAGTTATTGCCTTTTCTAATAAATCAATGTCCATCAGTCCATCTTCTTTGACATCAACTAAAATCGGAGTAGCCCCGCAATGAACTATTACCTGAATAGTAGCAATGAAAGTATGCCCTACTGTTATTACTTCATCACCAGCCTTTATTCCTAACGCTTTTAAGGATAAAAAAAGAGCGTCTGTTCCGCTGTTCACTCCGACAGCATACTTGACGCCTACATAATCCGCTAATGATTTTTCAAACTGTTTTACATCATCTCTTAAAATAAAATCCCCGTTAGATATACACCCTAAAACCGCTTTGTCTATTTCGTCCTTATGTTGAACATAAAAACGCTTATAAGAACTATTAATAAAATTTATTTTATATTCGGACATAAGCTGATTTTTTAAGTTTTAAAATTTTCCTTAGTTCTTTTTCATCTCTCGGCGCGAATGCTTTGATGTTAGGTAATTTTTCGAATAGATGTAAGTCCTCATCGTCTACAATATTATGACTGAATCCGAGAAACCCGCTCATCCCCACGCCAATCAATTTTACATTCATCTGATTGTAGCAAATATCGTCTCTTATCTGCTCTAAAACCCTATAAGTGATAAACGGAGCGGTAGAATAACAATAAGGATGCTTGCCGCCGAACGCCAATCCCGCCGCTATGCCAACCATTGACTGCTCCATAATCCCGCAGTTGATAAATTGCCCTGGAAACTTGTCTCTGAATTCCTCAAAGAATGAATATCCTAAATCGCCTGTCAAAAACATTAAATCGCTGTCATCTTCGGCTAAATCGCATAGAATTTTAAAAAACGGTTTTCTTAAATCTGTCATATTGTTCCTTTGTGATATTACAATAATGGCTTTCAACTTTCCCTTCCATCTCTTTCCAGCCTTTCGCTTTTACCGTCTTACAAATTTTAATCGGGAAAAGTTTTTTAAGATAATTCAACGCTTCGTCTATATCGCAAATATCTTTTGTTTTTCCGCAAGCCTGACAGCCATTTTTATCAACATAAATTTTTAAGTTTTTAAGTTTATGTTGTCTTGCGAAAAGTATGCTTTCCCAAGTCGTGCC